ATTCTAAGGGACTCGATGAAGGCCGTGGCCGAGCCATCCACGACGGTGCCAAAGGGACTGGCCTTGAGCTTGTCCCGCAGCGTGCGGAACTCGATGCTCTCGAGTCGATCGGGCGCTTCGCGTTTAACTACCTGCACAAGGGCATCCAGCCCGTTGTCCAGATCGAGTATCCGCAGCTTGTACTTTTTGACGAGTGAGGCCAGGGCCCCGGTCTTACCGGACTTGGAGTCCCCTATAAGAAGGAGCTTTGTGAACTCCGACGATTGATGCTCTTTAAGTGACGGCATCGGGTGATCCCTCAATATCCAATACGATCTGTAGCTTGGCAGAATTGACGCTCTTGACCCACTGGGGTATCCCCGTGGTCAGCCTCACGCCGTTGCCCAGTTCGACCGCGATTGTGTCAGTAAACAGTTTGACATCATCGCGGTCGAGCGGGAACTCCAATATGACCTGGCTCATTTCCACACGTGGGCTAGGCCCTGCCCAGAGCGCATTCCCTCCTTATGTGGTTTGGTATAGGCTCGCGGCATGTCCTTGTGCTTCCGTCGTTGCCGTGCAACTTCGCGTCGCTCTTTCGCGAGCGCGGAACGGAGGTACTCCTTAGAGTGAGTTTCAGTAGGAACTCGTAGCTCGACCTTCACAATGCCACGGATTGCCTCCGTCTTGAGTTCCTCGACGATAGACTTGCGTCCGCCCTTGTCGTTGAGTCGCGCGAAGTATTCCGCGTCGGGACTATTCTGATATCTTGTGGGAACGTCATCACCCTCCCACCAGATATAAGTGATAGTGAGGAACACCTTGGTGGCCAGTGTTCCAGGGATACTCATAATAGCCCTGGCCTGAACACAGTTTCTGGAGTCGCGCTTCTTACAGTGACGCGCGTGTCGTGGCTTCATCGTAACCCACTGAGGCTTGGTCGCGTCCTTAAAGTCTCGGATTTGTCGCGAGGCCGTCGCATTTAGAAACTTCTCCATCTTATCAGTCATGACTCTCCTCCTATCTAGGAACCAACGGGTTCCAGGGCTCTCGCTGAAAGTGGGTCTCGAGGAACTTCTCCCGTACCTGGGGACTCTTGGAGCAGATCTCGCGGAACGCGCAGCCCCCGTACTTGTGACAGCTCTTGTCGTTCTGGGGCCAATAGCCGCGCTCCGCGTAACCACGGGCCTGCTCAAGGTAAACGTAGAGGTCCTTCATCCATTCGTCAATCTGGTCTGCGGTCTTAAAGACAAAGGATCGAACAAAGCGACTGAAGCCTACCGCAATTTGGGCAGCGTCCACAATAACGCCCTTCACCGGGGTATGGAATGCTACCTGGGACGCTACCGTATACACTGACATCTGGTTGTCTGGATCGAACTGCTCGAAGTAGTACGAACCAAGAGTTGATGTTGTGGTCTTCCTGTCCATAACGAAGGGCTGTTCCTGGAATTCCACTACACGATCTAAGTATCCGCACAGAGAATATCCCCCCTCGATCTCGAACTGGAAATGAAGCTCGACCATTGGCTTGCCCGTGACCGGGTGCATCAAGGTCTTGGCCGGATCGTCCTTGAACTTGTTCAGGTACCAGACGACTGTGCGAACGAGGTTCTCGCGGGACTTGAGCGAGGCCTTGTCGTCGGCCGGGAGGTCCTTCGCCCCGCGCCACGGAAGGCCCTCGCGCCACGTCTTAGTCAAAAGTTCCCGCACCACCCCCCTAACAGCATCGTCGTGGGACATACCTTTCTCGAGCTTCTTCCGATCGTACTCCTCGAGCGCGGCGTGGTAGAGGATGCCGTATTCAAGGTGGATGGACTCGCCCCGCCCGCGCCAGGACTCGATCATGTGGTACTGGTATTTCCGGGGGCACTCCTTGAGCCAGCCAAGGCTCGTCGAGTCCCACGCCCACTGGACTTTGGTCCCGGCGTGGAAGGGCTGAGGATGAGTGTCCATCACTTTAACCCCAAGTCCTTGAGGAGATCTCCGCTCGAGGCCAGGCCCAGTTCTTTGAGGAGATCCTGGGTCTTCGAGGGGCGCTTCGCCTTTGGCGCCGGAGCGGTCTTGACTCCGAGTTCGTGTTGGGTCTGATGCTCGCGCTGGTATTGGACTATGGCGTCGATGTCCTGCTCGGACAGATGGAGGGGGTCGCGGTCAAACAGCTCGCTGAGTTCGGTGCTCACAGTTCCATCTCCTCCTGATCGATGTCCACGTCGAGGTCGTTCACGAGCGGGATCTTCTGGGCCGCATCCTCCTCGATCTTGCGAAGGTGCGCGTGGATTATGTCTCGAATGATCTTAGCCGCTCCGACGCGGGTCGAGTAGAGGGCTCGGAGTTTGTCGTAGTCCCCCGCGTAGAGGTTGAGAGTGTGCTTTGATATCGCTCGATCTTCACGTCTTCTCATCAGTGGGTTTCCTTTTCACTAACCAGAGCCGCATCGGATCAAAAGGCGACATACATAGGGCGATCTGCTCGAGGTCGGTGTCCTGGGCCTCGCGCCGCGCCGCATAGAGTCGCTGGCGGAGGGCCTCAACGTCGGAAGAAATCAGCTCGATCCCATAGGGGCTAGAGAGCGCCGAATACCAATGGTGTAGCACGGGCACGCTCATTTGGACCCCAGGATGCGGCACGCTTCATCCAAAATCTTGTTGCTGACATTGGTGAACTGCCGTTTGGCGCGGTCGTTTTCCTCGCGTACTGTTTTCAGCGCCGCCCGCAGCCGCTCGATATATTCAGCGGCCTCGCGTACTAGCACATCCTTTTTCCACGCATTGGCTGCGCGCAGCCGCTCGACAATGTCGGTCATGGCTTCGACCTCTGGTCGGGGCGGTGGCCCAGTCCCTTCGACGGGTGTCTGGGAGAGACTGGACCACCTAACGACCGTTGCTAGACTGCGGTCGTGTTCGAAGGCTTACGCTTACGCAACAGGCCCAGACCAAGGAGGCCCGCGCCGAATAGTGCGATCGCGGGCGGAATTGGAACCTGTGCCACCGGAACGATGTAGAACGACTCGCCGCCGTCCACTGCACCAGACCACGTGGCCTGGAACAGCAGGCGGTCGCCGAGGTGGGCGAGGCCGCTCAGATTGAAGCCCGAAATCAGGTAGTCAGCCGAGCCATTCCCGTTTCTGATATCGGGCAGTGGGACCGGATTAAGTAGACTGAACAGGACCAACGAGCCAAGTGGCCCGTCTCCCGACTGATCAAGGTCGATCAGACGGAACTGAGTCAGAACCTCCGACTTTGCGCTAGTCGAGTTAACGTCCACGGCCACGCCGAAGGTAAGGCCAGCGTCTCCCAACGCTGTCAGGAAGTTTACGAGCTGGGTACCGGTGTAGGGTGTAACAGTGGTATCGTCACCATTACCGAAGGCTCCGGTAATGTTGGAGCTGAACAGGTTGAACGAGCTGTTGTTACCTGTGCTGTTGAAGTTGTTGTAACCGAAGCCCACGGGGTTATGGGCCTGGGTTGTGGCGCAGATGATGCAAGGGGCGCTTGCAGACTGTGGCACCACATCAGCATCAGCCAGCGCGCTAACAGTGAGTGTAGCTGCGTTGGCCGTTACTGACGCGAGACACAATGCTGTAGCCAGGAGCAGGGACTTGCGCATCGTTGTTCCTCTCTTGCTGCGGAAGTGCAGCGCAAAGGGCCGAGGGGCCCTTTGCGACACACTCCACTAGAGAAGTTGACCCAGCACGGCGATGCGGCAACACTTCCGCGCTGGGCCGACAGCCGCTGTCCTCAGAGGATGCAACCCGGAGAGCAGCTGTAGAGGGGAGGGCACGGTGGGCACCCTCCCCCTTTGACGTTATTGGGCCTGCGCAGAGTCGAGCAGTTCGTGGACCGAGGCCATAGCCTCTTTGGCCGTGGCGCGCTCGGTCTCGATCTGCTGCCGGGCAATCGACAGGATCTTGCCGTTCTCGCCCTGCATCTCGAGGAGGGCCTTTGCGGCCTGAGAAATCCGCGACGCGGGCCAGGCATCAGCGTCCATGCCCTTCGCCTTGACCGCGTTGCGAACCAGCTCGCGAGCCATATTCATCGCAGTGGTCATGACCGGGTCGCCTCGGAAGCCGCCGCCGCCAGTCCGTACGCCGAACTGATAGTCA